GAAGGTGAAATCAAGCTAGGTCAGAATAATTTCATATGTCCGGACTTTGTCCTTAAAGACTCAAAAGCCCTTGAGAAATGGCAAGAGATAATGGAACTATACAAAGACGTTGATTTTGTTTCAAACGGTGACACAGGGCATTTGGCACGATATTGCAAGACGTTTAGTGAATACTATGAACTTTTGGATGCACATCAGCGAATAAGCGAAATACATTATGATTGTAGTGAGTTAACTGAATTAATCGAAGATACAAACGATGATGATAAGTACTTATATAGTTATAAAGTGCAAAAAGCACTTAAAGACTTGTTTTCAATCAATGCAATATTGACAATTGAAACCGCAATAAACAGGAAACAGGATATGTTAATCAAGATGGAGGACAGAATGTTCTTGAATCCGCTTGCAAAAGTAAGAAACGTACCAAAGAAACAGGAAGAAAAGAAAGACCCATTAAAAGAACAGGGATTTGGTAATGTGTAATGCAAGTTGAATATGTAAAAATTGCAGAAAATGATACTTGTCTACAGGTCAGACACCATATTTCTGCAATATTGATAAAACTTTGATTCATTTTTGAGGTGGTGATGTGTGAGTTTAACCGATGAAATATATAAACACTGTGACGATATAATATGTGGACGCGATATTGCATGTAAAAAAAGACAATGGTCATGCCTGAGATTTATCAAAGATATAGAAAAACAAAATAGCTGGCGTTGGGTATTTGATGAAAAAAGGGCCGAACGTTATCTGGAATGGATGAAACTTTTTAAACACCGCAAAGGCCCACTTGCAGGACAGCAAAAAATACCGGTACCATATGAAATATTTGTTTACAGTAATATTTATGGATGGGTTGACTGCGAAACAGAATTAAGACGGTTTAGACGCTCGTACGAGCAAGTAGCCAGAAAGAATGCAAAGTCACAGGATAAAGGTATTCAGGCACTGTATGAGATATCTGCATTTGGTGAACAAAGCGCAGAGGCATATGTAGCAGCCACAAAAAAGGAACAGACCCGTTTTGTATGGGGAGAAGCAAGTTGGCTATATAAGAATTCAGATTTATTAAAAGATAAGTTTACCACTAAGTATGACCATGAACTCCAGCAGGTTATAATAAGGCATAAAAAAAGCGATTCGTTTTTTTCACGGTTGTCAAAAGATGATAAAAAGTCAGGCGACGGTGCCAACCCCCAGTTTTTGGTAATTGATGAATATCATTTGCATCAGACAACTGAGTATTATGACCTTGGAACCTCCGGTATGAAAACCCGTACACAACCCTTGCTATCCATTATAACCACCGCAGGATTTGACCTCAACAATCCATGCTATACCGTCGAATACGACTATGTATCGAAGATTCTTGACCCGGATAACCCCGTTGAGAACGATCGCTATTTTGTAATGATCTGTGAAGCTGATATGGACGAGGACGGAAAACTGGTTGACGAGGTTTCAAGTGACGCAGCACGCATGAAAGCCAACCCAATAATAGGTGATACCGACGTTGGAAAAGAGTCGATTAAAATTGATTTGCAGGAAGCCATTGACAAACCGGACAAGATGAGAGACTTCCTCACCAAAACCTTAAATATATGGATTAACCAAAAACCTCTTGGCTACATGGATATGGCAAAATGGAAATCCTGCGGAGCTACAGTAAAACGACCGTTCCCGGATGTAAACGGAAAACAATACAAGGTTACTGCAGGTCTTGATCTTGCCACCAGAATTGACCTTGCAAGTGTAGGCTTTGAAATAGATATGGGCGAAACAATAGCGGTTCTTTCACATTCATTCATGCCGCGTGAAACATTTGAAAAGCGGTTGAAAGCCTCTCACAAAATTCCCTTTGACCGGTGGGAAGATGAAAAATGGCTGACAGTGACGCCCGGCGCGCAAATAGAGTATGCGGCCATACTTGATTATGTTGTTGAAACTTATGAAAAATACGGCTGGCGCAGGGATGAGGCTTGCTTTGACCGGCACCTTGCTACATGGCTTGAAGGCGAAATGAACACAAGGAAATTTGTATCAGTGGAAGTGCCGCAGATAATCACCATGTTAAGCAACCCGACAAAGGACTTCAAGGGGATAGTTTACAATATCTCAACGGAGGTAACCGAAAGAAAATTGATACACGACAACAATCCTATTCTTGCATGGGCTATCAGTAATGCGGTAACAAAGATGGACCATAACAAAAATATCATGCTGGACAAAGAGAAGTCCAGCGAGTGCATAGACCCTATTGCGGCACTGATGAATGCACATTTTAGAGTAATGTTGACCAAAAAGAAAAAATCAGTTTATGCCAGCCGTGGAGTAATAACAATGTGAGGTGATGAGGTTGAACGAAATACGATGTGCAAATCCTGAATGTGCAGTTGATGGCAACAAATCAAAAATGTTCGCCGAACTGAAAAAGGGCAAAGTTTTAGTCTGTAGGAGTACAGAAATAGAATTTGTTGCAGATGAGGAAACGGAAATTAAGATCTTTTGTAACAGATGCAGGACATATACAAGCTTGATAATTAAATAAATTAGAGACATAGAGTCCATTAGAGGCCAGTCTTTCCGTTAATTCGGGAGGATTGGCTTCTTTTTTTTGCGTTTTAAGGTGGTGATAACTTGAAGAAAATTTCTAAATGGCTCATGGAACAAACGGCTGACATAAGTATACTCGCGGGAATCATCCTGCTTGCAATAGGACTTTATATGGTTTACATTCCATTGGCGTTTGTATCAACCGGCCTATTTTTGGTTTATCTTGGCTGGCCTAAAGGGAAGAAGGTGAAGTAAATGGGTGTACTTGTAAAAATGCTTGAAAGACGGTCCGGCGTGGCAAATCCAGAAAAATGGCTTAAAGATTTTTTTGGCGGACATGAAAGTCATAGCGGAATTGCTATAAATGAACAAAGCGCCTTGAACTCAACGGCGGTATATGCATGTATTAGACTTTTAGCTGATACCCTTGCCTCCCTTCCATGTCCTGTTTATAAACGGTTGAACCCTCGTGGGAAGGAACGAGCCACAAGTTATCCACTTTACAAACTTATCCATACTCAAGCAAATCCCATAATGCCGGCCTTTATGTGGAGAGAAACCATGATGGGGCATGTTTTGGGTTGGGGTAATTGCTATAGTGAGATAGAATATGGCGAAAGTGGATATCCGATAGCTTTATGGCCCTTAAGACCAGACAGAACAAGACCCGAAAGAGACAAAGTTACAAAAGAACTTTATTATGTAACATTTATTGATGGGCAGGAGTATAAACTGCCTAAATTCAGGGTTTTGCATATTCCTGGACTTGGATTTGACGGTATAAAAGGTTATTCACCTATAACATTGGCTCGGGAGGCAATTGGACTTTCGCTTGCAACAGAGGAATTTGGAGCGCGGTATTTTGGCAGTGGAACACATCCGGGGGCAGTGGTAACGAGACCAGCCGAAGCTCCTGCGCTGGAAAGCCAAAAGGAAATAGATGCTTTAAGAAACTATCTAACAGATGCTTATGGAGGCTTAGGTAAAAGCCACAGGTTAATGCTTTTAGAAGAAGGCATGGACATAAAGAATATAGGTATTCCGCCAGAAGATTCGCAGTTCCTGGAAACGAGACAATTTCAAGTAACAGAAATTGCAAGGTTTTATGGAGTGCAACCTCACTTAATAGGCGATCTTTCTAAGTCGACAAACAACAATATTGAAGAACAGGCCATAGAATTTGTCGTTTATACCTTAAGACCCTGGCTGGTACGCTGGGAATCATATTTTAACCTTGATTTGATACCAGAAGAACACCAAAATACATACTTCTGTGAATTTCTTATTGATGGATTGCTAAGAGGTAACTTTAAAGATCGTTCAGAGGGTTTGCAAATACAAAGAAGAAGTGGAATTATCAGCGCAAATGACTGGTGCGAGATAGAAAACAAAAACCCCTTACCTGGCGAAAAAGGCGATGTATACATCGTTGAATCAAATATGCAATCACTGGACTATCTGGTTGAAAATCCAGGAGGGGCAGGTAATAAGCCGCAAACACAGCCAAAAACAGACTCAAAACAGCAGAAAAGCCTTAAAAAAGCATATGAAAGGCTGTTTTATGATGCTTTAAATAGGGTTTTCAAACGCGAAAATGCTGATATTCAGCGTGAAATTAAGCGGGAAGGCTTCGATAATTGGGCAAAAGAGTACTATAAAGACCCACCTGAATACATGGAAAAGAACCTTTTACCAGTGATTTTAAGCTATTTTGAGGCAAAAAACAGCGTTATTACGGAAGAAAAAGCCCGTGAATTGTGTGGAAATTTCTCAAAAGGCCATTGTGAGAGAACTTTAAACAGCATTTTGGAAGGTCAGGAGCTTCAAATTGAGCAAATTGACCTTCTATGGAAGGAGATTGATGAAAATGACTAAACAAATGGAAAAAAGGATTTTCAACTTATCGGAAATCAAGATTGAAAAGCGCGGTGATTCAAACCAGCCGATTATATCAGGACATGCAGCTGTATTTGATGTATTAACGGATATGTGGTATTACCGTGAGAAAATTGCAGCGGGTGCATTCAAAAAAACACTGAAAACTTCGGATGTCCGCGCATTGTTCAACCATGATTCCAATTGGATCCTCGGAAGGAACACAAGTAAGACGCTGTCTCTTAGCGAAGATGATACCGGACTTGCTGTGGAAATTAATCCACCTGATACACAACTTATCCGGGATATGGTTATGACCCCAATGGAGCGCGGTGACCTCAA